CAAGATCAAATGATACTCGTTTATTTCCACTGATTTCAAATCCCTTGTCGCCTCTTCCTGTTGCATATATTACTTGATAAAAGCGACATTGTTTATCAAGTACCTTATTATTTTCGTCGTAGATAGTTGCTACTATCCAAGGAGTTTCGCCCAATCTTGACGTGATGTTTAAAGCTAACATTCGATCATTAAAATAAAATGTATCAACTGCGGCAAATATACTATCTTTTTTTCTTGAAATAACTGTGACCGCTGTATCAGTTCTTTTATTAACTGCGATCACCTGCATGGCCTCTTTTAATGCTGTCAAATACGCCTGGTTCCAACTAATAATAAACGGAACTGTAATAATTGCGTCTCTATCTTTATCAATAAAGACAGTCGGTTGGGACTGTTCAACGATGAACGCTCGTTTTGGATAGTCGTTGACTATCTGACTCACAAACTTGTCTGCAGAATTTCTCTCCTTCAGCAGAGACTGATACTGGGTTCCAATCACCCCGCCGCTAAGACTTTGTTGATCCTTGCCTGCATTTAAT